GGATACTGGCAACGGCGGTGCTTCAACTGTAGGGTCTTACCAGATAAACACCGGCGCTGACGTCAGCTTTTTTGATTTTGGCTGGGGCACTGGAACGTGGGGCGAATCAACATGGGGCACCGCTCGTTCTGGTGTTACAGGAATCGAGCTTTCCACCCCTATCTGGCAATTTGACACGTTCGGCGAGGATATGATTTGCCAGCTGGCGCCCAGAGGAAGCACCTACAGGTGGGACCTTTCTGCGGGGACTGGCGTGCGTGCTGCGATAGTCACGAATGCGCCTACAGCAAGTAAATACGCGCTTGTATCAACTCCTGACCGCCATCTAGTGCTTTTTGGTACTGAAACTACTATTGGCGATGCGGCGACACAGGACCCAATGTTTGTCCGATTTTCCGATCAAGAGGACATTAATACATATACGGCGACCGCTACCAATACGTCAGGCGGCCAGCGCTTGGCGGATGGGAATGAGATAGTCACTGCGGTTCGATCCCGTGGCCAAATTCTTATTATTACGGACACCTCTCTTCATGGGATGCAGTTTATCGGCCCTCCCTACACCTTTGGTTTCAGTCAGCTTGGCGCCAGCTGTGGATGTGCCGGACCCCACGCTGCAATAGACGTGAACGGTGTTGCTTTCTGGATGGGAATTGAGGCGTTCTATGTGTTTGATGGTACGGTAAAAAAGTTGCCTTCCACTGTGCAGGATTATGTCTACGAAGACATTAACCTAACCCAGAAAGTCAAAATACATGCAGGGTTGAATAGCCAATTTAATGAAGTGACGTGGTTCTATTGCAGTTACAGCAGCGATTATATTGATCGCTGTGTGACCTATAACTATGTGGAAGACACATGGGCAATCGGTACGTTGTCCCGCACTGCATGGCAGGATTACGGGGCATTCGATCAGCCATTGGCAGCCGATTACGATCCAAATGGCACTGAAACTACAATATCAACAATTTACGGCCTTACGGCAGGGCGTGCTCAAGTCTACGAGCAAGAAAAGGGCATCAACGCCGCAGGCCAAGCTATTTCTTCTTATGTCACGTCGGGATATTTTGACATTGGCGATGGCGATGACATGATGTATATGAAAAGGTTTATTCCAGATTTTAAGGACCAACAGGGAGATTTGACCGTAAATCTTTTCCTGCGGGCTTATCCGCAGGCTTCTGCGACAAACAGTTCGCTGGACCCTTATACTATTACTCCGACAACAGAAAAAATTGACACCAGAGCGCGTGGCAGGCAGATTTCCATAAAAATCATCAGTAGCGCTTTAAACACGGATTGGCGCTACGGCACGTTGCGCGTGGACATTCAACCGGATGGATTGAGATGAGCAAAATTACAAATGTTCGTTTACCCACTGTAAGCGGTTCAGAATACAATGCAGAGCAGTTTAACCAGCTGGTAAGATCGCTGGAACAAGTGATTTTGCACTTGAACACTTCCTATACTTCTTATGTCAGTGAAAACAAGGCCACTGGCCGGAGCTGGTTTGGGCTTTAGATGGCAGATAAATTTTTACAGGCAAATCTGGTTCCTTCGGCAGCGACTGAAACAACGATGTATACTGTGCCGGAGGCTACTACCGCGATCCTGAAAAGCCTTCGTGTAACGAATGCGAATGCTGGATCAAGCAACATCACAGTGATTCAAAACGACAGTGGTACGACGACGGATTTGTACCTCTATAAAGAGCAGGCGCTTACGACAAATTCCTCTGTTGATATTTTTGGAGGAGTGCCTGTTGTGCTGGAAAGCGGAGACACGCTGAGGGTGCTGTCTTCGGTGGCAACTGTTCACTTTTATTTATCGTATCTTGAGGTAGACAGGACCTGATGATTTTTCGATAATAGCAACACTTCGCGTCTTCCCGGCGCGCAGCCCTATGCGGCTACAACACAAAGGTAACTAACATGGCTGAAGCGATGCCGGGAATAGCGGGACTCCTTCCTCAAACCGCTGCACAGGCTCCAAGTGGGCCTGCTGAAGAAATGACACCTGAAAACCTTGCTGCTTTTGAGCGTATGCGGCAGGAGATTCCGCCGTCCGAGTTTTCTGAAGAGCTGTTGAGCGCGGCATCGGAGGCTGATCCTCTTGCTGTGGCCGAGTTCAAGACGGAGCTGCGGGACGCGCAATTGCCGCCTGAAGCACTGGACGTGTTGAATCAATTGGTGGACGAAGTGCTTGCCGCTCCAGAGCGATATCCCGAGATTCGTGCCAAGTATCTGGCGCAGGGCATTCCCGAGGACCTGCTTCCTCCTTCTTTCGACCCTGAATTTTTTGGTGCGTTGAATCTGGCAGTTGACGAGATTCGTGCGACAAGCGGCAGCCCCCTTCCTCCCCAAGGCTTTGCAGGCGGAGGATTGGCCACTTTAAATCCCATAGCGGCAGCTATGTCGCAGGAGGGTCGCTATGGCGACACGATGCTGGCGCACATATCACCTCCTGAAGCTAGAATGCTACGTCAAATGGGAGGCAGCGGCACAATCAATCCAAGCACTGGATTGCCTGAGTTTTGGAACCCTTTTGAGGCTCTCAAGAAGGTCTTCTCGAAGGTTGCCCGAGCAGTCAAGAAATTCATCCGATCCAAGGTTGGACGAATTATTACCACATTGGCATTGGCCTTTTTCCTTGGGCCAGCTGCTGCAAATGCGATGGGGGTTGGTTCTACGGTAGGCGTTGCAGCGGTATCCGGCTTTATCGGCACCGCAGGTTCATCTCTGCTTGCTGGAGATGACCTCAAAACCTCATTGAAAGCCGGAGTAATTGGTGGAATTGCCGGTGGTGCCACAGCAGGAATATTTGGCGGCGCAGAGGCGTTTCAGGCAGGCAGCTATACCGGGCCTACCACTATTGCAGGACAATGGGAGAAGGCAAGAAGCTTCTTTACCGGAGGCGCCCAGCCCGTAGTAGAGCCTGTTGGTACTCTGGACACCGCCCTCCCTGACGTGGGGGGAGGGGCAAGGGCTTATCCTGCTACGAACACAGGCGCAGGTATTACGCGAACGCCTATCACCGGAGCGGATGCAGTCGCTGGGCAGGTGAATCTGGGCGATCTCTCTGGCCAGACGGCACCAAATGTTGGATTTAAGCTGCCCGACGTAACTGCTGGGCTAGACATGGGTCCCCTTGGCGGCGCACAAACTGCTGGGACAATATCACCTTTAGACCAGAATATGGTCTCAAGGGTTAGTCAATTAAGCCGAGACGCATCGGGCGTTGGCTATACACCGAGCGGGGGTTTTGATCCGCGCACAGTAGCAAATGTCCCCGTGCCTGAACAAACCGGCTTCATGGGCAAAGTGATGGATAAGGTCATGCCGGGCCGGATTGAGCAGAGCTATGCTGACAATGCTTTTGCTAAAGTAGCAGCTCAGTTTGACAACCTGTCAGCGAAACAGGTTCAAGCAAATCTTCTTTCAAGTAGCCCAAGTCCCATTTTACAGGCAGCTTGGGAAACAGCAAAAAAGCCCGGAATGATACAGAAATGGGGACCTATGGCAGGCATTTTGGGCGTCGGTATGGGCCTTGCAGGAGGCTTCGAGGGAGAAGAAATGGAACTCCCGCCGGGAGCCGAAGACATCATGGGCACGCCGGGTATGGATTTGTTACAAAAATACCCCGAAAAGTATGGCTTACAGTACGGCGGCACCTATTCAATGCCAATCCCTCCAATGTACAACCCCTATCACTATCAACCCCCATCCCCTCCGCCTGCCAATGTCGCTAGGGGCGGCAGCATGGAGAAATACCAAGACAAAAATGGTGCAATAAATGGGAAGGGAACCGGAACTTCTGACGACATTCCCGCAATGCTTTCTGACGGAGAATTTGTCTTCACTGCAAAAGCAGTAAGAAACATGGGCAACGGATCACGGCGCCAAGGGGCCAAACGTATGTATGCGTTAATGAAGAAACTGGAGGATCGCGCACATGGCTGATATGACTTATACAACGTCCTACGTGCGGGAAGCGCCTGAAATAGAGGCGTTCAAGCTAGGACTGCTCGGTGAAGCACAGCGCCTTTATCAAGAGCCGCTGTATTTGCCTGCTATGGAAGCAGCAGGACTTTCTATTGGTGAACAACAGGCAATGGATTTTGCCCGTCAGGGTATAGGCGCTTTTGAGCCTTACATTCAGGCAGGTGCCCAAGGCATTACGCAAGGAATGGACCTTACGCAACGCGGAGCGCGTCTGACACAACGCGGAGAGCTTGCGACACAACGCGGAGAGCAGGCGGCAGATGCCATTGATACAACCGCGCAGTATCAAGCGGCGCAAGATATGCTCCACAAGGGTCTGCCGACCCTTAGCGCTGGAATCGGAGGAATAAAAGGCGCAGCTGGCGCGTATGATCCGACCCGTGCAAAAGCGTTCATGAACCCGTACCAACAGGGCGTGACGCAAGTAGCACTTAAAGAGATGAGGCGGCAGGCTGACATTGGAACCCAAAAACAAGCGGCAGGCGCTGTTCAAGCAGGCGCTTTTGGCGGCACACGCGAAGGGGTTCAGCGAGCAGAATATGAACGTGGCGTGCAGGACCTGATGTCGCAACGGATTATGCAGGACTACGCCAATAACTATATGCAGGCTCAACAGGCTTCTCAACAAGCGTTCGAGAACCAGCAGGCTCGTCAACTGGCAGGCGGGCAGGCATTAGGTCAGGCTGGGATGCAATACGCTGACCTCGGCAAAGGCATAGGAGCGTTGACCGCTTCACAAGTGGAAGGAGACATCGCCAAATCACAGGCCTTGGGCAGTCTTGGCGCTCAATACGGTACTTTCGGCGCTCAAATGGGCGGTATTGGCGCTCAAATGGGCGCTCTTGGCACCCAATACGGCGCGCTCGGGCAGGCCACCCAGCAGCTTGGTGCTGCGGACACGGGCTTATTGGCTGGCCTTGGTGGATTAGAGCGACAGGTTGCTCAGGCACAGCTTGATGCAATGCGACAGACTCAAGTGCAGGATGCAATGCAGCCTTTTCAGCGGCTGGGGTTTGTTTCGGATATATACCGGGGCGCGCCCACTACTCAAATGGCGTTGACGGCGGAAAGCGCTCCAAGTGCCAGCCCCCTGCAAACTGCTGCGGGGCTGACCACAGGCGCTCTGGCGACAGCAGGTGCCTTAAAGGGGGTTTTTTAGGTGATGGAAATGCAAATAGTGGAAGACGACGAAATTGAAAATGTCGGAATCATGGATGGCTTCATGGAAGATATTGAAAGTCTGATGGAAGAAATAACCGAAGATGAAGGCATTGCTTCTGATTCTGATGAAGATATGTCAGAAATCATGGATAGACGCCCCGATTCGCCTGAAATCCTGATGAATAACTTACGTGGAGATTACCGCTCAATTGATGCAAGGCGCGAGGAGCTTGCTGATTTGGTCGGCTATAACGCCGCGACTGAAACACCCGACGACGTTCTGGCGTTGTTGCAGCCTGTGCTTGCTCAACAACAGGAAGGCGTCGCGGCTCTCGGTCCTCTCTCTTCTCCTGAGATGACGGGGTTGCCCCTTGCATCGTATCTGACCTCAACATCAGGGAAATTAGCCTTAATTACTTGGGCCATTTCTCTTTGGTTGCCCATTAATGTCCCAAAAGCAGCTTTAAGCTGGGGCATTGAAAGGGCAAACTGAAGCTCTGGCATTCCTCCTGCTTTAGGCAATGTATCGACTTCAGGAGTATGCCTTGCTTCTCCCGTAAAGCCTTCCTTGATAGTGCCTAAGATTCCCAGCTTTTCTGCTTCAGGAGCAGTGCTAGGAGAAAGGTAAGAAAATTCCTCCGCTACTTGAAGTCGTCGGTATTCATCGACCATGATATTAAAATCAGCGGAACCTTTTTGATTGGCATTATCTAACAACCATTGTCCCACGGTTTCAGAGGTTGCGTTAGAACTTGCCTGACCTACAGGAGGAGCTACAACGTCTGTAGTGGTGGTTTCAACTACATCGTCCATTTATGATTGCCCCGCTAAAAGTTCTTCTATTCTTTTACGTTTATTGCTGCCCGGCCCATCGTTAAAAAAAGCACTAGCAGGAATCTGAGGAAGTGCTATTTCATCCAATGGCAAGAACCCTCCCGTAAATTCAGCCGCCTGCGTAAACCGGCCAGCCCTAACTCCTTCATTCCATCTTTCTATGTCGTGTACAGCCGATCTACGTCGGATGGCGGTCATGCGAAGCAATGTCTCTTTTGTAAGAGTTATGCGGCCCGCAAGAACGTCTCTTAAAAACTCTCTTTCTGCAGGAGTATCCATTCCTCTGGCTCCTACGCCGAGGTCTTGTATTGCACCAAAGACTGCTGTACCTAATGCCGCGTTTAACAGTTGTGTATCCGTCAATGTGCTCACGTCTTTGTCCGACCAAAGAGACTGAACTTTTCGGATGCCTTGCCTAAACTCTGCACCA